GTGAGCGCCCGCCACCCCCGCGCGAAGCGGTGGGAGCAGTGGAACCGCCGGCCCGGCAACCGGTCCATGTCCAGCCTGCCCCGCCGCCAGCGGTACACGGCCGACCAGCTCGACGCCACCGCCGACATCGCGATGAAGGCCGGCGAGTCGATGGGCCGCCGGTGGGCGGAGCGGGACCTGTACGAGGCCCTGGCGCAGGACTTCGTGCTCCGTGAGGACGCGACCCCGCAGGACTTCGTCGAGCTGGCCGCGTGGGTCGGCGGGAAGGCGCTCGCTGGCGAGGCGTCCGACCCCGGGCTGTTCACCCGGCTCCGCCGGCTCGACGACGACGGGGACAGCGACAGCGAGATGTTGGCGGCGCTGCGGGCGGCCGACCCGGAGTTGGTGCGTCGGATGGCCGACATCTTCCGCGACCCCACCCTGACCGGGGAGCAGGTGAAGGAAGCCCTGGAGGCGTTCGCCCGGGAGATCGGCGTGTTCCCGGAGGGTGTCACTACTGATGACACCCCGGCGGATGACCTGCTGGACGTGGCCGAGGTGGCCGGGGTGGCTGCCGACCGGGCGGCCGAGGAAGCCGGATGGTGGTCCGGGCCGGTCACCGTCGGCCGTCCGGCGCCGCTGGTGTGCCCGCTGTGGTGCACCACCGACCACGACGCCCCGGGCGACGTCCGGGCGGGGATGCGGCTGCACGTGCGCCGGGTGGCCACGGTCGACCGGGACGGGGAGCGCGTCGCCCGGGTCGAGATCGTGTCCTGCGACGACCTGGCCGGCGGCGAGCACGGCCCGGCGGAGATCGTCGTCGAGGCCCGGGACGCGTACGGGCCGGACGAGGCGGAGAGCATCGCCGCCGGCCTGGTCGAGGCGGCCCGGGTCTTCCGGGGCGAGGTGCCGGCCGATGCGGCCGAGGAACTGGTCGCCGAGACGGAGCGGGCGCTGCGGCGGATCGCCGAGGGCCCGGCCGGGTGGACCCCGGGCGACGGGGATCAGGGCGAGGGGCGCGGCGCGTGACCGGCCCCGGGCCGGCAACCACCTCCGTGACGGAAGCGGTTGACCGGGCCCTGTGCCCGCCCTGGTGCGTGCGCGTCGACCACGAGCGGTACGCCTCCGAGCACCTGTCGACGCCGGTGCAGGTCCTCACCCCGACCGGCCGGACCGTCGTCCGCCTGGAGTCGACCGGGTACCGGGCGCCGATGGTGTCGGTGTCGCACTGGAGCAACCTGGTCGAGCCGGATGAGCCGGTGACGTCCGAACCGGACGACCTGCTGTTGCTGGACCTGTCCTCGGCGGCCGAGATGGCCGCCGCGGTGGTGTCGCTGATCGGCCGGGAGCTGGGCCAGCCCCGGTAGCGAGCAGGGCCGCCGGGCACACACCCGGCGGCCCTCCGCTCGACTCCGTCACCCTGACGGAGTCACCGCGTCCAGGCGAGCAGCCGGCGGAACAGGTCGTGATCACCCGGCACGTCGATCAGGTCCGCGACCGCGACGTTGAGCACCTCGGCCATCGTGATCGACAACAGGATCCGGTCCCCGCACGCGTCGGCGGTCAGCTTCACCCGGGCGTGCGGGCACGGCCACGGGTCCGGGCAGTCGGGCGCCGCGCACCGCCAGCTCGGCCGGTCGGGCAGGTGCCGGCCGATGCCGGCGATCCGGGCGAGGGTCCGCATGACGGCCGGTGCGTCCGGCGTCGGGCCGTGTTCGTCGACCATGAGGGGTGACCTTCCGGGTTGTGGACGCGCCGCGCCGGCCCGGGTTCGGGTCACCGTGTCCGGCACAGCGCGTAGCCGCACCGTACCGATTCTGGTTCACCTACGTCTAGGTACGTAGAAGGTTGAGTTGGTTCATGCCGAGACTTCTAGCGTCGGAGGCATGGACTTCGACCCGGACGGCAGCATCGACCACGCCGGGCCGGTGCCGCCCTACCGGCAGTTGGCCGGCATCCTGGCCGCGCGGGTCGGGCGCGGGGACTGGCAGCCGAACCGGGCGATCCCGTCGGAGGCTCACCTGGTGCAGGAGTACGGGGTGGCCCGGGCCACGGTGCGCCGGTCCATCGCTGTCCTCGTCGACCAGGGCGTGCTGTTCGTGGTCCCGCAGCGCGGCACGTACGTCAAGGGACCTGCACTGCCGTAACAGAGGTACAGGCCGTCACTCTGCCGCTGCTTGCGGGGTCCTCGGGGGACCTGGCAACCGTGGGCACGGTGCCCACGGTTGAGAGTGACGGCCTGTCACTCTCAACGCCAGTCGTGGGGCTCTGCCCCACACCTGATCAGTTCCTGCCGTAACAGCGGTGACCGAGGGGGTGCCTACAAGACACCCCCTCGGCAACCACTGGCGTGACACCAGTGGTTTACCGGGCCAGTCGTGGCCGTCACGGCAACAACTGTCCGCTGCCCTCACTGCTGATGAGGGCAACCGAGGTGCTCACCACCGTGGTCGTCGGGGCGTACACAGTCTGGACACCCTTGATGACCTGCGTCTGCCGCAGGTCACCCGTCACTCCTGCTGACGGGTGCTGCCCAGGGTGAACGGATCGTTCACCCTGGCATCGCACATTGGCCTTGACCTGCTCGGATGCCGTAAGGGGAGCGAATCGCTCCCCTTCCTGCCGTCACTACCGCCGCGGTGGTGCCGGGGGTCGGGGCCCGGCCGGCCCGGTCGGCCTGGTGGTCCGGACCGGGCTCGGCGCGGGCGGCGGCGTCGGGCGAGGGTTGCTCACCGGGCCTGCTCGGCCGGCGCGTTGGGCACAGCCCAGATCGCGCCGAGCGCGCCCAGCGTGGCGATGGCCACGCCCACCCACTCGGCCGGGGTGACCTGCCCGTCGGTCAGCGCGGTGCCCAGGGCGGTCAGCCCCGCCACGGCCGCGCCGGTGATCGCCTTCGCGTACGTCTTCACAGTGCGTCCCTTCAGTTCGTGATCTTCGGCAGCAGGGCCAGGGCCAGGGCGGTCATGGACAGCAGGACGGCGGCGGCCGGCAACGGCCACAGACGGGCCTCCACCGCCCGGACCCTGTCCTCCAAGTCCTTGATGCGGGGTGACGGCCGGACCTCTTCCACGGCCCGCAAGCGGGTCTCGTGGTCGCGGATGTCCTCGCCGTGTCCCTCGGTCTGGCTGGCGATCCGGTCCACCGAGGCGGTGAGCCGGATCAGGGCGTCGTAGATGTCCCGCGAGGTGATCATCACGGGGCCGAGCGGGTCGGTCACGGTGCTGCCCCGGTGGCGGTGACCTCGCCGGTGATGGTCAGGCGGGCGGGCAGGGTGCCGGGCGGACCGGCGGGACCGGCGGGGCCCCGGGCGCCGGCCGGACCGGCAGGGCCCGCCGGGCCGCGCGCACCGCCCGCCTTCATCGCGGCCGTGAACGCCGACTGCGTACGCGGGCCCCACCGGTCGTCGATCGGTCCCGGGTCGAAGCCCGCGCTCTTGAGCGACTCCTGGATGCCCTTGACCAATCCGGTCATGTCTCCTCCGATTCCCCACGAGCTGGTGTTGTCGTATGGCCCGCCGGACTTGCCGTCCGGGCCGGTGCCGACGCTGATGTGCACGTGCGTCGTGTGGGGGTTGGAGCCGGTGTACGGCCGCCATCCCTCACTGGCCCTGGCCACGCTCCAGATCCGCCGGTTGAAGATCACGTACTTGAGCGCCGGGTGGCGCGGCGCGGCCACCAGGTCGGCGGCAAAGTCGGCGAGCCGGAGACCCTTGTCGCCGAGCACGTCGATCGCGCACACCACGTTCTGCCCGTTGGGGTTGTGGTCGGAGGGCCGTCCCCGGTGGGCGGCGTCCCCGATCGTCCACACCGTGGTCCCCGGGTGCAGGGCCCGGATCTCGGCGGTCAAGGTCTCCAGGCTGCGCGCCAGCCTCCACGACGCCATGGTCATGCTCTCCCGTCTCTCGTCACGGCTCGATCGCCTGCCAGTGGAGCTGCACGGTGACCGTCGCCGACGACACCAGGTCGACCCGCACCGTCATCGCCGTGGTGCTGACCGAGGTGACCACCGCCGACGACCGGGCGGCCGACGCTGCGGAACTGACCACCTGGCACAGCACGCGCGGCGCAGCCGAGAACGGCGTCGGGAAGGTCACCGTCACGCTGCTGGTGGTGCTGGCGGTGAACGACACCGACGCGACATCGGCCTGGTAACCCCGGGACCGGAACGGCGTAATCACCTGGCCGGGCAACAAGTTCCCCACGCTCTACCTCCTGCTCACAGGGCCACCACGGCCGGGGTCCACACGGTGACCGGCGTCCCCGCGCCCCACCCGCGCTGGACGCCGTTGACGCCCCGGGCGGACAGGGTCACGAGCTGCGGGCTGACGACCGACACGTTGTCGATCTGCACGGTCAGGGTGCCGTTCGTGTTGCCGGTCATCCGACGGGCGACGATGCCGGCCCGGGTCGCCCCGGGCAGCGGCGCCGGGTCGGTGGTCTGGACGTCCCACGCCGTCGGCTCGGCCGCGTTGGACGCCCACACGCGCGCCCTGATCAGGTTGCCGGCGACCTCGGCCCGGATCGCCCGGGGCACGGTGCTGGAGTGCGTCACGGCGGCGGTGGCGCTGCCCAGCACGGTGACCGCGCCGGCCTCCCGTCGGATGATCCGGACCGCGATCGACCCGTCGGTGGCGACCTGGGCATCAATCCAGTAGTTCGTGCCCTGATCCGTGTAGCGCAGCAGCAACCCCAGGTTGATCGGTCCGCCGGCCGGGGTGGCAGGGGCGAGCACCCAGGCGCGGATGTCCTGCGTCTGCGCGCCCACGTCGAGCGTCGCCTGGTGCTCATCGTTGACCGTGGGCAGGGCGATCAGCCCGACACCGCCGGCCACCGAGTAGTTGGACGCCGAGCCTCGCGCCACGGTCCACGGGCTGCCCCACCCGCCGGCCGCCACGGTGCGCCCGAACACGTCGACCATCGACCGTTCGATGCTGCTGGCCGTCACCTGCTCGCCGCCCACCCGCATCGGCAGCGGGAAGTCCTGCGGGTCCTCCGTCCAGGGGCCATCGGCCGCCGAGGTGGTCACCAGCATGGACATGCCGCTCGCCGTCAACCCGGTGGTGAAGCTGGCGTCCGGTGCCACCCGCTGCGGCCCGCCAACGGTGGCCACCGTGTACGGTCCCGCCGGCGTGAGCGTCCAGTCCAGGGTGCGGGTGTGCTGGTCGATGCGCTCGACGGTGGCCCGGACCATCTGCGACGTCGGACCCGGCGGCAGCCACGCGGGCAGCCCACCCAGGGCGAGAACCCGGCCGGCGTCCAGGGCGACGACCTCGGAAGCCAGCAGCGGATCGGTCGACCACGCCGGGTCGCCCAGCTCGACGCGGGCACGCGGGTACCGGGCCTCATCCCACGTGCCCAGGTGCAACCGCCACCGGGCATGGTCGGCGACCTGCTCGTCCGACGCCAGGTTGAGCGTGTACGACGTGGTGTAGGTACCAACCCCGTCCGGCGGTCGCTGGACGGACAGCGGGCCGGTGGGCATCACGTACCGCTGCCGGCCGCCGCCAGTCCGCTCAACGGTGACGTCGTTGCGGACGTGGTCGACGTCGTCCGTCGGTTCGAGCGGCGGGGCCAGCCTGGCGTAGTCGATGGCCAGGGGCGGCTGGTTGTAGAGGCTGCTCAGCGCCCGGTACGTCAGGGCCTGCTGCTCGCGGGCCTCGCCGAGGATGCCGCCATCGGCCTCGGCACACTCCCGGATCAGCGAGAGGTAGTCCGAGGGCCCCTGCGCGCCCATCGGGCACGACGGGTCCGGACCCCGGGTAATCAGCATGGGTACGCCGACCTCGGCCGACAGCCGGGCGATCCGGTCGGTGGCCAGCTCGCCCGCGAACCCGCTGCTGGCGTCGCGGTACTGCCACGAGTCGAGGGGGATGGGCCGCGTGTCGACGGCCCAGTGCGACAACCGGGCGCCGGAGAACTGGCTGCCAGCGGCCACCTCGCCCCAGATCATCTGCCCGACGGTGCCAGCGAACGAGTCGCCGGCCCAGCCGTTGCCGGTGTACCAGACGTCCGACCCGACCTGGTGGTGCACCCATCCCCAGGTGGTGAGCGTGCCGACCTGCTGGACCTGGAGGCAGATGGCCACCCAGCCGAGGGGGTCGACGCCTGCGCCGTAGAGGCTCACCCGGCTCGACAACTCGGTGCCGGCCGAGTTGTACGCCGCCCACCGCAACCCGTTCTGACCGAGCTGAAGCTCCCACCGGTCGACGTTGCTGCCGGCCATCCGCAGGGACATGAACGGCCAGTCCTGGCCGGCGGCGGGCAGCGACTGGAGCCGGAACATCACGAACACCGACCAGTGAGAACTGCTGCGGCCGGCGACGCCGATCGTGAGCCGTGACGAGCTGCCGGTCAGCCGCGCGCACGAGCTGGCGCCCGGAGGGCACTCCCGATCGGCGAACGCCACCGCCGTCGCGGACGCGCGGACGGCGTCCCGGGCGACGTTGGACGGGTTGCGGGTCTTCTCACCGTCTTCGAGGGGCAGGTAGCCGGCGGGGTCGCGGGCGATCAGGGTCTGGTACATCGGCGAGGTCAGCGCCTTGGTGCCCTGGCCCAGGCGCTCCAGGATGCCGGCGGCCTGCACCTCCACCCAGGTGTCGCCCCGGTCGGTGCCGTTGGCCTCCGGCGTCCACCGGGGCGGCCACGCCGACACCTCCATCAGGGCACGCCGGTCGATGACCTCCAGGTCGTCGTAGCGGAACTCGATCGGCTTGCTGTTGGAGTTGCCGGCGCCGACGCCGGACCGGATGCCGACCCAGCCGGCGGCGGCCAGCCGGCCGTCCACCGCGGTGATCTGCCAGTCGCGTGGCTCCCCGCCGGCGGCCGGGTCCCAGACGGACATGGCCAACCGGTCGGCCACCACGCTGGCGGCGACCCGCAGCGGCTGGCCAGTCCACCGCAGCCCCGGCACGGTGACCGGGCCGGCGATCTGCCCGGCCGGGCCGTGCAGCGTCAGGGTCACCACCTCGGCCGTCGACACCTCCAACCGGGCCATGTAGTAGGTGTTGATGTCCTGCCCGCGCAACAGCAGGTTGGCCGGCTCGATGTTGCCGCCGGTGACGTCGGCGATCGGGCTGCTGACCGTGACCCGCAGCTCGGCATCCCGCCACCGTCGCGCGGTGTAGTAGGTGGCCCGGAACCCGGCGACGAAGGGCACACGGTGGATGCCGGTCCCGCCGGTCACCGGCATGTCCGTGCCGACGACCGGGCTCCCGGCGCCGAACCACGACCAACCCGGACCCCACCCGCTGACCACGGTGCGGTCGAACTGGTCGGCCAGCTCGACCAGGCCGATCCGGACCGGGGTGTTGCGGCCCAAGACGCCGTAGTACGGGGAGCGCGGGTTGCGCGGGGAGTACCGGCCGTCGTTGGTGAAGACCAGGTCCATCGTGCCGGGGTCGCCCTCCGGCCGGGTGATCGTGATGCCGCCGCCGGAGTCCGCGACGGCCTGGCGGACGTCCTCGGTGACGTCCACCCAGCCCAGCGTCCCGCCGAGATACAGCTCGGCCCGCAGGTCGTTACGCATTCCGGGGCCCCAACACGCGCTGGACGTCGCCGCCCATGCGCCCAATCTCCGGGCGCAGCAGCTCGACCAGCAGCGCGCCGACGCGCCGGTCGTTGGCGTCGACCCGCAGCACCACCACACCGTCGCCCCGGGACGCGGACGGCGACGACACCCGCTCACCAGCTTGAAGGACGGCCAGGACGTTCTCGCCGGGGCGGCCGGGTATCGTGCCGCCGGAGTGGAAGGTGGGCAGTTGCGGGGCGCTGACCGTCTTGCCGGAGAGGAACGGCACCCAGCCGGGCACCGTCCACGACAGGCGACCGACCGTGTTGTTCCACGCGGTCGAGACGGCGTTGAACCCGGCACGGAACGGTGCGGACACGTACCCGCCGATCTTCTTGAAGGCACCCCAGATCCGGCCCGGCATCGACAGGTAGTAGTCGAGCGCGGTGCCGCCGACGCGCTTGATCCAGTCCCACGCGGCCTTCACCGGCTCGCCGATCTTGGACCAGATCCACCGCCATGAATCCTGGAACCAGGTCGTTTTCGTCGCGACCCACACGATCGCTCCGACCAGGGCGCCGATCGCCAGCACGATCAGGCCGATCGGGTTGGCGCTCATCGCGAGGTTCCACGCCCACTGCGCGGCCGTCGCGACGCCGGTGGCCACCGCCCCGGCCACGGCGGCGATCCGGCTGGCGGTCGTCGCCGCCGCAGCCCGCATCGCCGAGATGCTGACGGCCTGGTTGGCCATCGCCAGGAGGTTGACGGTGCCGACCAGGCCCATCGCCGCCGTGGACACCAACTCGATCTCGCTGCCCCACCGGGTCAGGGTCGACGGGTCGGCGGCCTTCTGCGCGTCGTTCAGGTTGAGCTGCGCGTCCTTGGCGTCCCGGTTGGCCTGTGCCATGTCCCGGCCGGCCTGCGCGGCGTCCTCGTTGGCCTGCGACAGATCGGCCTGCGCCTGCTCTGCGTCGAGGCCGGCTTGCTTCAGATCCTGTTGGGCCTGCGACAGGTCCAGGGCGGCCTGCTTCGCCTCGTCGGAGTCCTTCCCGTGCTTCTTGACGGCGTCGTTGTACGCCTCCTGAGCGGCGGCAGCGTCCAGGCCTGCCTGCTTCTGGTCGATCAGCGCCTGCTCCGCGTCGAGGCCGGCTTGCTTCGCGTCGAGCTGGGCCTGGTTGAGGTCGAGCTGCGCCTGACGGAGGTCGCCCAGGGCCTGCTCGGCGTCCAGGCCGGCCTGCTCGACGTCGGCCAGGGCGCGGGCCTGCGCCTGCGCCCGGTCCGCGCCCCGGTTCTGGAGAGCCGCCAGCGCCGACACGGTGCCCCCGGCGTCGCCGATGGCGGTGGACATGCCGGTGGCGGCCGACCCGAGCCGGCTCATCCGGTCGGTGTAGTCGCGGGCCGCGCCGCCGGCCTTGGTGATGTCCGCGCCGGCCCTGGCTGCCGCGTCCCCGACGCCGGTGGTGGCCTGCTGCGCCCGCTGGCTGGCCTTCTCCAGCGCGCTCGCGTCACCGGCGAAGGTGAGCGTGACTGCGTTGCCGGCCATCAGTCGGCGTCCAGACCGGCCGCCGCCACCGCGCCGAGCAGCGACCGCTCCAACACCCGCGCGAACTCGTCCCGCTTGGCGTGGAACGCCGGGTACACGTACCGGCCGCCCTTCCGGAACTCGCGCGGCGCCGGCCGGCCCTTGATCCGGCCCTCACCGCCGTAGTCCAGCCACGGCATGTACGGGGCCCGGTTCGATCCGGCGGACACCCGCGATGCGGTCCGCGTCGACCGGGCCTTGACCGACGCCTGTGCCCGGCCGGTCCGGCGCGGGATCATCGGCCGGGCGGTGTCCACCACGATCTGCGCCGCCGTGTTGTGCGCCAGCCGCAGCCCCTTCGGCAGCTCCGCGTCGAGCTTGCGCAGCGACCGGTTGAACGCCGCCAGGCCCTCGATCCGGATCGGCTCGAACACCACGCCCCGCTCACCTCCCCGCCATCAACGCGGCCAGCTCCTGCCGCTGCGCCTTGCGCGCGTAGTAGATCCACCAGTGCGTGTACTCATCGCCGGACACCTCGGCGCGCATCCGGGCCACGGTCATCCCCAGCCGCTCGGCCAGGAAGTGGTCGAACTCCAGCCCCGGATCAGCCTGGAAGGCTTTTGTACGCCTCCTTGTCGGCGCGGCCGGCGATCCCCGACAGCCGGTTGATCGTGTTCGAGATCGCCTCGATCTCCCCGAACGGCGCGACCTGAATCAACTCCCGGGCCTCGTCCTCGGTCAGCTCCGGGTCGACCAGCGCCCAGGACAGCGACCGCGGCTCCATGTCCCGGCCCTCGTTCATGCCCTTGCTGATCTCCACGATCTGCCCACGGGTCAGCCCCCGCACCCGCACCGTGCCCACCCCGGGCAGCTCCACGTCTTCCTCGGGGCAACGCGGCCGGAACAGCGCGGCCTTGTCGACAGCCACCGTCGTCTCTCCTTACGTCTGGGTCGTCTCGGCGACGTCGCCGCTGATGGTGAACTGCGCCGACCAGGTGACGTTGTCGGCGACCGGACTGGTTTCCACGTACTGCGTGCACAGGGCCTGGAAGGTCTGCTCGGGCTTGCCCGTGCCGCTGCCCTCCGGCCGGCGGATGATCTCCACCACCTGCCCGACCAGCGGGTTCAACACCGCGTGCGGGCCGGTCACCGCCGTGTTCTCGTACACGCCGCCGCAGGTGAACTGCCCGCTCAGCAGGCCACCGGTGTGCACCTCGGCGTTCTTGCCGTAGGAGGTCACGTTGTGCGAGGCCGCGCCCCGGGTCATCTCGCTGGTGTTCGTCCAGGTGCTGATGTCGTCCCCGGCGACCTCGATCTCCGTGAATCTGCCGTGCTGCCAGCCCATTCAGGCCCCCTGTCCCGTGATGTCGAGGTGGAACATGGCCGCCAGGTACTCGTTGCCCGCGTAGCTGACGACGTCGAAATCGGCCGACGTGACCCGCGCCGAGCAGGTCGTGAAGACGTACGCCTCGAACGCTGCCTTGACGCTCTTCGGCCCGGACCCGTCGGCGTACTCGGCGATCTCCCGCCGCGCCTCCGGCGACGTCGGCCGGGCCACCAGCACCAGCACCGGCCAGTCCTCGATCCGGTCCGACCCCCGCCCGTACGTCGCGTCGAACGTGATGGCCTCGGGCAGCGGCACCAGGGCGGCCGGCGGATGAACCCGCTGCACACCCCAGTCCGCCACGTTCAGGCCCTCGATCGTGCCGAGCGCCGCCCGCAGCTCTTCCGCGACCGCGTCCAGGTTCATCAGCCCACCCTTCGCCGGCGGGACAGCCCCGCCAGGGTCGTCGCCACGTCCGGATCGAGGCGGGCCAGCAGCCGCAACTCGCTGCCGTCGGACGGCGACCCGGCCACCCCGTACGGGGAGTCCCGCCGAGCCGACCACCGCGACACCTGCAACTTGGCCGCGCCGACCACCCCGGCCGGCACGGCCGACCAGCCCCACCGGGCCGACACGACCACCGGGCTATCCGGCCAGTCCGGGAAGCCGATCCGCTCGTACGGCCGGCCACGCTCCGGCGCCTCGTCGGGCAGCAGCACCGCCCCGCTGGTGGCCAGCGGCACCCCGCCGACGGTCAGGCCGGTCGGGTCCTGGACGTCGTCGACCTCCAGCAGCCACAGCCCCGACACCACGTCGAACGCTGCCGGCCGCCGGTACGTCCGCGCGGTCGCCGTGTCGACCTGGCCGAACTGCCGGTTCGTCTTCTTGTCGATCGCGCGGGACGCGGCCGTGCACCAGGTCTCCAGGTCCGCCTCGTCCGGCGTGGACGACGTCGACGACATGCGGATGTACTCCGCCGCGTCCTCGGCGGACAGGTAGTCAGGTGCCCAGGGCACGGCCGCTCCCTCAGCGCTTCCGGCCGGCGGCCGGCTTCTCGGCCGGCTTGGCCTTCGAGAACTCGTCCGGCGTGGCCTCGCGGGGCCGGTCGCCGGGCCGGCCCGTGCCGACCTGACGCGCACCGGTGAACGGGCTGACGGTCCGGCCGGTCGCCTCCAGCTCCTGCCGCTGCCCCTCGGAGAACACGAACGACGGTTCCACCGGCCGGGCCGGGCCCGCCGGCCGTCCGCCGGCCTGCTCGGTCAGCCGGGCCACCTCGGCCCGCAGCCGGGTCACCTCGGCCTCCAGCTCCGCCACCCGGCCGCCGCCGGCCGGAGTCGGGTCGGTGCTCGTCTGGTCGGCCGGCGGGGTGCTCTGCGCCCCGGCCGCCCGCGATCCTGCCTGCGCCATCGTCTGCGCCTCCTGGTCCTCGTGTCGATCAGTGCCGGCCGGGTCAGGCCGTCGGGTCGTAGATGACCTCGCGAACCCCGGACAGGTCGGTGATGGCCGCCGCCCGGTAGCCCCAGATCGCCAGGTCGACGTAGGCGACGCGGTACTCGAACTGCAAACGCTGCGGGGCGGTCGCCCAGCCGTGCACCGACTCCCGGTCGAACAGGTACGAGCTGGCGGCGACGGTGCCGCTGGCGGCCAGGGCCCACGCGGGCAGCGCGGTCACGCCGTTGATGTCCAGCGCCGCCCACCGGGACCGGGCGGTGCCGTTGGCGTTGGCCGGGCCCAGCGCCGGGAACAGCCGACGTCCGTCGTCGTCGACCGCCGCCACCAGGGCCTTGTACAGGTCCACCTGCGTGAACATGTCGGTCATCGAGAAACCGCCGCGGACGAACTGGAGCGACGCGAACGCGGAGGTGAGCGCCTGGTCGAGCGCGCCGTTGACGGCCCCGGCGGTGATCGTGATCGGGGTGGGGGTGGCCGCGTCGAGCACCGCCACGGCGGCGGCTTCGAGGGCCTCGAACCACGCGCGGACCATCTGCCGCCAGATGATGCCCGACAGCTGCGGGTTGCCGCCCTGGTCCCACGCCTCCCGGGTGATGTTCACGATGCCCGACACCGGGACCGGGGTGATGGTCTGCGACGTCGCGGTGTACGTGCCGGCGGTCGGCTCCGTGCCCTCGGTGTGGGTGCTGACCAGGCCGGAGGCGGTGTTGAACTTCGGCAGGACGAACGGCGTCGAGTCCGACAGGGTGCCCTTGTTGATGGCCTCCCAGATCGGGGAACGGAACTCCCGCTGGTCGACGTACAGGTCCGGCCTGTTCCGCGTCGGGTTGAGCGGGGCCACGTCGGCCCGGTCGGTGTCGAACTGCACCCGACGCATCGCCGCGTCGAACTGGTCGCGCATGAACGCCTGGGCCCGCTCCAGCGCGACGCCGTCGCCCTTGCTGCCGGCGATCAGGTCGGAGCTGAAGTCGTGGGTTCCCCGGGTCAGGTTGCCCTGCCGGTCGAACCGGTACGGCAGCGGGTCTTCCACGCTCGCGGTGATGGTGCGCCGGGTCGGGTCGACGGTGGGCCGCCGCTCCGCCTCCGGCCGGGGCGCCGGGGTGAGCTGCGGAACGCCCAGCAGCGCGCCGAGTTGCCCGCCGCGGATCAGGCCGTCGACCTGCTCGGCGGAGAGCACCAGCCCACCCTGCGGGGCGGCTGGCCGCTCCGGCTGCTGCGGCTGCTGGGCCTGTACGAGCGCCTGGATCGCGCCGGGGCGGGTCAGCAGCGCCGTCAACTGCCCCTGGTCGAGGTTGATGCCACCGGTGGCCGGCGGCGTGGTCTGAGTCTCGGGGGACTCCTGCTCGTCCGGCATCCCGGAACCTCCGTCTTCACGCTGTGCCCGCACCTTGCTGACGCGGGCGTCGTCGAACGCGGGGACCGCCGTGAGGCTGGTCTCCCGCAGGTCGGCCCGGCGCACCCGCACCGTGCCCTTCTGGTCCGGGTCCGGCACGGTGTCGGCCGCCAGGTCGAAGTCCACGCCGACGCTGAGGCCGTCGAGGGTGCCGTGGTCGGCCAGGGCCAGGGCCTCGTCACCGGCCGCCCCGGGCGCCACGGTGAACTTCACCTTCAGGCCACGCGGGGTGTCGGTCAGCTCCACCGCCCGGCCGAGGGGCTGGCGGTAGTCGTGGTCCCGCAGCAGCTTCACCCGGGTCGGGTCCGACCAGCGCAGCGACCCGGGCTCGAACAGGAACTTCGTCCCGTACTTGCTGGCCGTCTTCCCGTACGGCAGGGCCAGGCCCTCGATGGTGCGCCGCTCGGTGTCGACCCGGAAGCCGAGCACCTCGGCGTCGAGGGTCAGAGTCGACGGGCCGTCGAACGTCAGGGTGGCCGGGTCGTCGGCGTCGACCTGCCCCGGCTCCGCGTCCTGCGCCGGCTCGCCCTCGGCCGGGGCCGGCACCGGTTTCGGCTTCGACTTCGGGGCCGGGCCGGACAGGCCGGCCGCCGACCGGATCTCGTCAGCGTCCATCGCACCCATGTCCTTCAGGCCCTTCCAGTAGGCCACCTGCGCGCCCGGGTCCGGCTTCAGGTAGTTCGACAGGTCGAACGCCACCCGGTAGCCGCGCCGGGTCACGTCGCCCATCGACAGCCGCTGCGTGATCGCCTCCATGTACGGGGCGAAGTGCTCGTTGATCTTCGACATGCGCCGGTCAGCGGCGTTGAAGTACGTACGGCTGGTCGTCGACACGCCCAGGTCCTCGGGGTCGACGCCCAACCCGTTGGCGATCTCCAACGTCACCTGCCGTTGCAGCTCGACCAGTTGCAGCTCAGCCGGCGACGGCGATGAGACGTCGACCCGTTGCACGGCACCGGGGATCCACCCGGTCGCGCGGCGCTTCCGCTGGGCGGCCCAGTCGGCCAGGAACGCGTCGACCTCGTCATCGTTCATCGGGTCGACGGTCGGGTCGTCCCGATCGGTGAAGTAGTCGGTGGGGCGCGGGTTGTCGGCGTACGTGGCGGCGAGCCGGTCGAGCAGCAGCGCCCGCCGGATCGACCGGGCGTTGGCCCGCAACAGGCCCGGGTTCGGGGAGTCGAATCGGATCAACCGGTCGGCCGTGACGGGCTGGCCGTGCACCCACACGACCGGCACGCCCCGGCCGTCACGCCCCGACGGAAACGGGTTGAAGTCGCCCTTCGGCGGGTCGAGGCTCACCGCGCCGACGTCCAGGTGCCGGGCCGCCATCGGGTAGCCGTCCGAGTCCTGCGCGGTGATCAGCCACCACGAAATGCCCTCGAACGCGAGATCCTCGATCGTCTGAGCGAGGGTCACGACGTTCGGCACGTCCGGGTCGATCTGCTCCAGCCACGTCAGCCGCACGATCTCCAGGCCCTTGTACAGCACCAGAGGCAGCGTGGCGATGCTGCACAGGCTGTTGCGTCCCTTCTGCACGGCCGCGACGCTCAGCGCCTCGTCCCGGGTCACCCGCGCCGGGCCGGCGGCGGCCATCTCCAGGAACAGCCGGTCGATCGGGCGCGGCGGCGAGTCGAACTCGACGTGCCGCACCTCGTCCAGGGGCAAAGGCCGGGGCAGGGACAGCAGATTCCGCACCTGCTGCCCCACCGCCCCCAGCCACCCCACGGCGGAAGTGTAATACGCGAATCCCAATACCGGAACTTAGGTTCGTGTATCAGGCTCCCCGGGTCCGTCGCGACACCTGCCGCAACCTCGGCATCGTCCGCGCCAGGTGCACAGCGCCCGCCATGGCGTACACGGCGTCGACCTGGCCGCCGGCCCGGGTGAACACCCACCCGTCACCGCGGCGCAACCGCTCCGCCTTCGCTACCTGCGCGCCGGGCATCGCCTGACCGGAGTGCGCCACCGTGCGGGCCTTCACCTCCTTGGCGAAGCCCATGCACACCGCCGTCGTCTCGCCGCGGATCTCCGCCACCCGCACCCCGCGCGGCGGCCACCCCCGCACACCCTCCTTGCGCCGGTCGACCAGCTTCGCCGCCACGGCCGCCGCCGGCCCGCCCGGATACCAGCCGAGCACCGCCGGGCGGACCCGCTGCGCCCAGGCCGGCAGTTCCCGCTCCAACTGGGTGGCCGCGTCCGGGCCGGTCCACTCGTGCACCGCCTCCACCCGGGCGCGTCCGTCCTCGAGGATCACCGCGACCGCAAGGGTGGCGTGCAGCCCGTCCGGCGACAGGTCCACGCAGCCGGCCAGGCGTAGCCGCTGCTCGGTTTCCACCGGCGCCGGGTCGCAGCAGTCCCGCCAGTCCCCGGGGTCGATCGCCGGGTTGAGCACCTTCACCCGGATGCACATGTTCTCCGTCTTGAAGGTGGTCAGCGCCTCCCCGCCCAGCTCCACCGCCCGCCGCGCGGCAGCCAGCAGGGTGTCCGCGCTCAACCGGCGGCCCAGGTTCGGGTTCGCCTGCGCCAGGGCGTCCAGGTCGAGCGGGTCGGCGTCGTCATCGGCCGACCACTCGAACAGGCCGAGCCGGTCGTCAACCCCCGCCAGGGCGGCCTCCCGCAGGTCGTTGAGCACCACCGACGCATCCGACCCGGCGTTCGACAACAGCCACGCCTGCGCGTGCGGGCGGGCGTTCATCGTCGACTCCGCTGCCGCCCACGCCGTGTACGTGTGGTGCTGGCGCAGCTCATCGACGTACAGCCGGTCGATCGACAGCGACCGGCCCGCGTCGCCGTTCGCCGCCGCGATCTTCGCCCGCGCCCCACCCGAGATCGCGAACTCTTCCTGCCCGTTCGCGGTCCGCACGTTCAGGATCTCCGGCGCCAACTCCGGCGACGCCTTCGCCAGATCGATCGACGCCAGCCACACCTCCCGCGCGTACTCCAGCTTCGACGACACCCCCAGGGTCATCGGCCACCGGTCCACGTACATCCAGTGCAGCGTCAGCAGCTTCGGCACCGTCGTCTTCCCGTTCTGCCGGGACACCAGCACCAGCACCACCCGGAACCGCGGCCGGCCGTCCGGCAACAACTCACCGGCGTGGACCACCAGCCACTCCTGCCACGGGTCCAACGGCATCCGGACCACGTCCCGGGCGAACTCGACCTGCTCGAACCCCACCGACGTCTCCGGCGTCAACGGCCGCAACGGCGGCGTCCACAGGCGCGGCTCAGTTCGACCCAGCACGCTGCTCACGTCGAGCACGGAGCTCGTCGAGCTTGCCAGCGACAACCCCACCCGGGGCACCTCCCTTCGCGCCACGGCCGGCCGGCGTCAGGCCCAGCGCGGTCAACGCGGCCAGCAACTTCGGACCCAGGTCGGCGAGCAGCTCCGGCGTCGGATCGGCGTCGATCGCCGCCGCGTACCGGCGCACCAGCGCCTTCCCCGCCGCGTCCTGCGGCAGCAGCGGGGCGTCCTTCAGGGCAGCCGCCACCGCCCGGGTCAGCGGTCCTTGAGCCATGGCCAGGGCCTCCTGGTCGACGTCGGGGAGAGAGAAAAAGGACAGGGCGGGGTGTCCCCCGGGGTCGCCCGTGGGGAAAACCGCAGGTCACAGCGTTGCTCACCACGCGGTCACCGGCCGGTTGGGTGGGTCGGCGGCCCGGCCCGGTTCACCGATGTGGAGGTTGCAGGCCGAACACGAGGCGACGATGTAGCGGGGGTCGTCTCCGGTGACGCTACGCCCGAGGGTGTGGTGTGCGACCTCACCGACGTCGGCGCACCGGTGCTGGCCGGGCACCCGCGCACACCACCCGTCGGCGTGGGCCCTGCATCCTCGGCCGGCGTCGCGGAGTAGCACCAGGGCGCGGGTCCGCCGCCACGCCCTGGTGCTGCCCTTGGCCCACGATCGGCTCATTCGCCGTCCGGGCGGCACTGGCCGCACACGCCGTACTGGTAGACCAGGGCGCCCACCTGGACCATGCCGGGGTAGATGCCGTCCCCGTGTTCGACCCCGGCGCATACCCGGCCGCACCGGTCGCAGGTGCGGTCCCGGTCGCTGTTCCGGGGCAGGCCGGTCATCGGGGCACACCGGGTGCACACGACCAGGCCCGGCTTCCAGGCGGCGGCGATGACGGGTTCCGGCCGGTCGGGGTGGGGCTGGTGTCGGCACGTTGCCGCCTGATCGGCGAACCAGGTGGTGAGGGTGTCGAGCAGGGGCAGCCGCAGCCATCCGGGCACGCCAGCGGCGTCGGTGGTGCGGGCGTTGCTCTCGCCGAGTGCGGCGTGTGCGGCCGTGGTCATGAACTGGTGGGCGTGGTCGGTGGCGGCGTCGAGCTGGTCGACGACGTGTACCGGGGTGGCAGCCCGGAGCTGGGCGACCAGTTCCCCGTAGCGGCGGTGCAGCATGAGGTGTTCCAGGACCAGGGCGCGGTTCATCGGTGGGGCTCCTGTTCGGCGTCGGGCCGGTTGTCGGGGGTGGTGCGGTAGGGGTCGAGTTCGTGGGCGGCGTCCCAGGCGGTGTCGTCGAGCACCTGGCGGGCCTCCCACGAGGCGACTTCGCCGACGACGTGCAGCACGAGGGCAGCGGCGGACGGGTGGTGACGGATCACGGTCGGTCCTTCCGGTCGAGCTTCCGGGCGTGGCGGGCGGTGAGGCCCGCGTCGCGGCGGGCGGCGAGGCTGTCGCGGTCTTGGCGGCGGCGGGCGCGGCGAGCAAGCGCGGCGGCGACCTGGGCGGCGATACGCGCGGCGATCTCGGCATCGAGCAGTGGCGGTGGGGTGGACGGGGTGGACATGTCCACCCCACCGTGCGGCTTGGTTTCACCCGGGGGTTGACACTCTGAATCGATGAAAATCTTTATTCCCTGTTCAGTGGGTGCTTCCGGTGGCGTCCGGTAGCCCTCCGTGGGGTGGACGTCCGGGGTAGTGGGGTGGACATGTCCACCCCGTCCACCCCACCTGCCCGGTCCGTACCCGCTGCTCATCGGGAGCCACCACCGGTCGCCCGGTATCGAGCGCCGTCGACCCGGCGGCCCTGCGAGTCGGTGTCGACCGCTTCGACTTCCACCTGGCCGGCACCGACCAGGCGTTCGATCGCGGCGTCGAAGTGTGCGCGGTCTGGTGAGCGCAGCGAGCAGCGGAGGTCTTTTCGGCCGATCCACCCGGGTTCCCGGCGCAGCTTCCTGGCGAGGGCGGCGGCTACCCGCTGCTCGGTGTGGTTGGCGGCGATCTCGTCGCGCTCGACGGCCTGGACGGCGCGGGCCACGTTCGCCCGGCGGGCGCTGTCGGCCAGCGCGGCGGCGCACACCGCGCGGGTCCGGTCGGACACGGCCATGACGACCTCGGAGAGCTGCCAGTCCTCTTCGGTGATCTCCGGCCGCCCGTCGTCGAACAGGGCGAGCAGGGCGGCCACCTTCAACCGCGTGAGCAGGGCGTGGCCGCTGAGGTCGTCGGCCTGGGCGAGCAGGCCGGCGGCGAGCCGGGCCCGGCGGTTGGCGACCACCGCCTCACGGGCGGTGTCGCACACCTTGATCTCGACGCGGGGCTTCGGGGTGATGCACAGCCCGTCCTCGACGTCCTTGTCGGTGAGTTCACCGGCCGAGGCGAGGTTGGGGTAGCGGCCCCACAGCCCGCCGACGGGGGCCGGCATGTGGAACTCGGCGGCCCGTTCGGACCAGGTGGCGGCCCCGGGGTCGTCGGTGGGCATCCACAGCCAGCGTTGCGGGGTGCCGCCGTCGGCGTCGCCGAGCAGCGTCGCCGACCGGGCCGGCTGGACTCCGGCGATCAGGGCGGCCCGGTAGTGGTGCGCCTTCACCGGCCGCCGCTTCTCCTTGTCGGCGTACCGGGCGCCCAGGGCGGACCCGCTGTACACCTTCCGCAGCGTGGCCATGACCGTTGACCCAGACATCTTCGAGTGCCCGGCGAGGGTGTCGATCTCAGAGACGGTGAACAGGGCGGCGTCGCAGAACTGGGCAGGACCGTCCTTTGTCTGGACGGTGTACGTGGAGTCGATGCCCTGCCCGGTGCCGACCTCGTGGGTGGGTACGAAGTCGTCGAGCCACAGCAGCTCCCGGGCAACCGCGGTGGCGGCGTCCTTCCCGCCGCCGGACGCCCCGACCATGGCCCAGAACGTGTTGAGGCTGGCGATGCTGCCGACGATGGGCGGCAGCACGACGTGGGGGCCGGTGCGGCTGCACACAACGGCCAGCACCCCGCCGAGGGTGGCCCAAGGGCTGACCATCCGGTCACGGGCCATGGAGCGGACGGCGGCGAGAGCGCGCCGGGCCTGCCAGAAGTCGTCCCGGTCGTCGTAGCCGGCCGGCTCAACCGCTGTGACCACCGGCGCGGGCGCGGGCGGCTGGTCGAGGTCGGCCAGCGTGAACGGCGGGGCGACGGTCACGCGCGTACTCCGTTTCTGCGTCGTGCTGAGGCGATGGTGGCGGCGGCGGCCCGCTCGGTCAGCCCGATGGACAGGGCGGCGGCGTGCAGCTCGGCGAACACGGCGTCGTCGGCACCACCGGCGGCGGCCCGGCACGCGGCCCAGAACAGGGCCCCGTTGCGGTTGCCCTCGCCCTGGCTGGCGACGTGCCGGATCAGCCCGTCGTGGTTGGCGGGCCGCCCGGAACTGGGCTGGTACTGGCGGGGCGGGGCCGGCGGGTCGAGCGCCCGGCGGATCCGGGCGAAGTCGACCCGGGTCACCCCGTCGGTGTACTGCGACCGCCGGTCGCCGAGCACGTACGCCTTCCCGTGGATGGTGCTGGGCGGGGCGAGCACGTACCCGCCGCGCGACCGGAAGTCGACGCCGTGCCGGACGATGCTGCCGTTGCCCTGCTCGCTGCCGAGGTAGTAGAGGTGCCACCCGCCCGACCAGGTGGTGACGATGGCGTGCGCTCCGGCGAGCAGGCCGGCGGCCCGTAGCCGGGCGAGGCTGGCCGCCCCGGGCGCCCCGTTCTTGACGTCGACGTCGAGCACGTCCGGCCCGGGGTGCCCGGTGGCGATGGCCACGTTCGCGTCCGGCCACCGCGTCCACCAGGTGGTGATGGTGTCGGGGTCGGTGGTGGCGTCGTGCAGGCCGCGCCGGGTGAGCGGGTGCTTCCCGGCGCTGCCGCAGTCGGTGTCTCCGCACGAGCAGCCGGTGTCGGTGGTCCAGTGGGTGGGGAAGACGGGCCAGCCGGCGGCGGCGTACCGCAGGGCGGCCCGGCGTCCGGCGTCGGTCACCGCGCGCCCCCGTTTGATGGGGACAGGGTGTCCCTCTCAACGTGGGCGAGCAGGTCGCGGAGTCGGGTGGGGTCGACGTCGACCCGGTGTTCGGGGCAGCGGGCGTCGGGCCGGCATCCGCCGTACCGCCGGCACCCGGTCAGGATGCGCCGGTTCACGTCAGGCCTTGGCCTGGGCCTGGTCGTCCTTGCCGGCCAGCCACGCGGCGACGGCGCTCTCGGCGTAGAGCACGCGCTTCCCGCGCTTGATCCCCCTCGGCCCGGTGCCCCGGTGCCGCCAGTAGCGGACCGTGCTGGGCACCGTGCGGGCGATCTGGGCGACCTCTTCGGTGGTGAGGTACTTCTCCACGTCGGACACTCCATGCGCCTTGCGCAACTCGGTAGCTGCGCGGTGCGCCGAGACTAGACACGTTCCGGGCTTGACCGCAAGCGCCCAACGCAACTAGCGTTATTCGCGTGACGCAAGAACGATCGGCCGAGGAAACCTTCGGCGCTCAGGTGCGCAAGGCCCGAGAGGTGCGCGGGTGGACCCAAGAGCGGCTGCGTACCTACCTGCGCGATGCATCGGGCATCGACCTGAGCTCCACCGCGATGGCCCGTCTGGAGCAGGGGAAGCGGCCGATTCGGCTCAACGAGGTGGCCGCGCTTACCGACCTGCTAGACCTCAGCCTCACGCAGTACGGCGGACGATCGGCGCAGGTCAGCGAGCAGGAATACGAGGAACTGCGGGCAAGGCTGACAACGATGGCGGACCAGGAATACCGGCTCGTCGACATGCTTCGACGGGTTGATGCCGAACGGGAAGCGCTTCACAGGCAGGTGGCCGAAGTGCGGCATGCGCGTAACCAGATCGCGGTGACCCTTGCTGAGTACGACCGAGCGCTCAGGGCACTCGCGGAAGCCCGAGAGGCAGCGGCCGATGGCCAGCATCAAGAAGCGCCCTGACGGGAAGTACCGCGCCCGGTACCGCGACGAGGCCGGCAAGGAACACGCGAGGCACTTCGTCCGGAAGGTCGACGCTCAGAACTGGCTCGACGAGCAGACCGCCGCACTGGTCACCGGCACCCACGTTGACCCGAAGACGGCCAAGACGACCGTGGCCGAGTGGTGCGTGACGTGGCTGGACGGCTATGGCACCCGCCGCGCGTCGACCGTCCGTCAGGCCAGGGTTCACGTGGCGCAGATCGTCGCCGAGTTCGGCAAGATGCGCCTGGGTGCTGTCCGACCGTCCCAGGTCAAGGCGTGGACCACCAAGCTGCGCGCGTCCGGGCTGTCGGTCTCGTACGTCTATGCCCTGCACAACCGGTTGGCGCAAATCTACTCCGACGCCGTGCACGACAAGATCGTGCCCCGGTCGCCGTGTTCCCGGCGCACGTCACCGGGTCGGGCCAAGCAGCGGCCGTACGTGGCCACCACCGGGCAGATCTGGGCGTTGCACGACGCCATGCCGGCCCGGATCCGGGCGGCGATCCTGCTGGGTGCGTTCGCCGGGCTGCGTACCGCTGAGGCGTGCGGGCTGCGGGTGTCGGATGTCGACTTCTTGCGTGGCGTCATCTCGCCGGCCGTCCAATACCCGGCACTGCCGCTGAAGACGGAGACCTCCAAGACTCCGATCCCCGTGCCGCGCAGTCTCACCGAGGAGCTGTCGGCGCACGTCGCGCAGTGGCGGGCCGAGACGATCCTGACCGGCGACGACGGGGCCCAGCTCGGCCCGTGGGCGCTGGAACGCGCGGTCCGCTCCGCCCGGCAGCAGGTTGACGGCCTGCCGGAGGGCTTCCGGTTCCAGGACTGCCGGCACTACTTCGCGTCGCTGCTGATCGCCTCCGGCGCGAACGTCAAGGTCGTCCAGGCGCGGCTCCGGCACGCCTCAGCGACGACGACGCTCGACACGTATAGCCACCTGTGGCCCGACACCGACGAGGCCACCAGGACCGCGGTGGATGCGGTCCTGGTGGCCCGTGCGGACTACCTGCGGACTAGGGAGGTGATCGCCTAG